CCCGCTTCGACGGACTGCCACGCCTCGTCGACGCGGTCGCGCAGCGGTCCGGGGGCGGCGATGCGCGGCAACGTCGCGCGGAACCCGATGCCGTCGGCCGACGGCGCGGCGAGCGCGACCGTCCCGACGGGCTTGCGGGTGTCGTGGAACAGGAGCAGCGGGAGCGGGTTGGCGAACGTCGCGCCCTTGGGCTCGATGATGTCGCCGAGGCGATCGGTGGTCGGCGTGGTCGCGATGCCGGTGAGCGCGCGCGCCTCGTCGTTGAGATCCTTGACGGTCAGCGGCGAGTACGCGCGGTACACCACAGCGCGCGCGAGTGTAAATCTGCGTCCGCGTGTCGTCGATTTAACAATACGAAAAGTGCCGATCCGTGTGCGTGCCGGTGCGCGGCCGTGCGCGCCGGAGGATCAGGGGGTCCGCTTGAGTGCGCCGAGGAGCGTCACGCGCACGTACGCCGAGACGCTGACGCCGCGCGCGTTGGCGGCGGCGACGAGCCGGTCGTAATCGGCGGGGGCCACGCGCGACGAGATCGCAATGCGCGGCTCGGGCAGGCGCGGACGCCCCCGCCGCGGGCCGACATCGAGCACGAAGGCGCGCGGCGGTGCGCTCATCGCGGCCCTCCGAGCACGAAGATCGAGTACTGCGGGCCGGGGCCGGTGGCGGCGAGCATCTTGAGCGCCATGATCGACGCGACGACGCCGTCGATGCGCTTGCCCGCATGCTTCGGGCGCACCGGCCGAATCCGGCGCGCGTCGTCCGTTTTGATCGCGACGTTCTCGATGTGGTGGCGCAGGACCCGGTGCCCACCGTGGGTGACGCGTCCCGCTTTGACGAGCGCCTCAAACACCTGCGAGGGCTCGCTGATGTGCGTGTAGTTTTGCAGGACCTCGGCGACCTTCAGCCCGGCGCGGTCGCGGAGTTGCGTCGCCAGATCGGTCGCGAACGCAGGATCGTACCCGAGCGTGGCTTGCTTCAGTCGAGGGAAGCGCGGCACGATGCGCGTGACAAGGTCCTGATAGATCCGCGTGTAGTCGATGACGCCGCCCTCGGTCGCCGTCACCAACCCGCTCGCGACCCATTGCGAGTACGGCACGCCGTCGAGCTGCTCGTGCTCGCGCATCGTGTCCGCCGGAATCCAGAAGAACGGCACGATCACGATCCGATAGTTGAGGTTGACGGTGCGCGTCACCGGCGCGCGCGCCTCGACGGGCGACTCGGTGACGGTGGCGACCTCGACGAGCATCTCGGCGTCGACCGGAAACCGGAACACGAGCGCGCAACACGCGAGGTCGTACTTCTGCGCGAGGTCGAGGCCTGCCGCCACCGGGGCCGTGCGCAGCTCGTCGTCACTCGGGACCGGCAGCGTCGAGCGGTCCCACCAGTCGAGCGGAAGCCACGCGGTCGCCTGATTCGTCCACACGTTGCAGTGAAAGCGCAGAAAGTCGTTGCGCTTGCGCGGCTCGGCGAGGGCTTCGGCGGCTTCGGCCGCGATCGCGGTCGGCTGCACCGTGACGCCGTGCCCGGGGTTGACGCGCGCCCACGTCCGCGGCGACGTCCAGTCCTCATCCTCGCGCTTCTCGAAGATCACCGGCAGACACGTCGGGTCGTCGATGGTGCCCGAGAGGACCTTCTTCGCGTACTCATATTCCTCGTAGCAGATCGATTCATCGTCGGTGCCCGCGTGCGTGATGAGGATCAGCAACGGTTGACGGCGTTTCACCATCGACTTTTTGATCGCTTCGTACAGGTCGCGGTTCGGCTGGGCGTGCAGCTCGTCGAAGATCGCGCCGTGCGGGCGGAAGCCGTGCTTCGTCGCCGCATCGGCCGAGAGCACCTGATACGTCGAGCGGGTCGCCGACTGGTAAATCGAGTCGCGCCACACTTCGCACTGCTCGATCAGATCGGGCGCATCCTCGACCATGTTTTTCGCGGCGGTGTGCACGATGCGCGCTTGGTTCTTGTCGGCCGCGAGCGCGTAGATCTCCGCGCCCGGTTCGTGGTCGCAGAGCATCAGGTACAGCCCCGTCCCTGAGGCCCACGGCGACTTCCCGGCCCCCTTCGGCAGGAACGCGAACACCTTGCGGAAGCGGCGACGACGGTCGTCGAGCCGTTTCCACCCGAAGATCGGGCGCGTGAGCAGCAACGTCTGATACGCGAGCAGCGCGAACCGCTGCCCCGCGAACTCGCCGATGTGATGCGACAGGTACGTCGGAAAGAACTCACACGCGCGATCGGCTTCCTTGCGGTCGTAGTAGTACCGGCCGTCGTCACTTGTCCACTGGGCGCGCGCGCGGTCCCAGTGCGCGCGCAGGTCGAGCGTCACGCCGGGCCACCGCTCGGCCGGACTCGGTCCCGTGCCCCACCAGCCGCGCGTCGGCGGGCGTCCACCGGGGCGGCGCGTCGGCGCGGTCAGCGTCGTCGTCATGGGCCGAAGAACCGGGCGCGCTGCTGATCGACGGGCGGCGCGGTCGCGGCGTGCACGCGCGATCGCGACGTCGGCGTAAAGCCAAGCTCGGCGTCGACCTTCGCGAGCAGGAGGAAGGTCTTGTTCGCCATCATGCGCGCCGGATTCGGCGTCGGGTACCCGCCCTTGCCGACCGCGATGACGTGCGCGTGGCGGCTGGCGTCGGCCAGTTGCGACTGCCACGTCGCCCACAGCTCACAATGCGCGATCGCCATCACGCGATCGGCCGCGGTGATCTGGCCGGTCGCGATGGCCGGTACGATCGCGCGCGTCCACTCCGCGATCGCGACCGCGTCAACGAGTTCCTCCGGGCAGGCGGGCGCGAGCGCACCGGGCCGAGGCTCGGCGGTGTTGAGCGGGCGTCGGCCGGGATTGCCCTGCGCAAACTTCCGCACCGTCGGCTTGGGCTTCCGGCCTCTCATGCGATCGCCTCACTGAGGCGCGTCGCGGTCTGCCCGGTGAAGGCTTCCCACCGATCGATCGTGACTTGGCAGTAACTCGGCGACTGCTCGAACGCCATACACTGCCGCCCGAATTGTTCGCACGCGATGAGCGTGGTCCCTGATCCGCAGAAGGGCTCGGCGACCACATCGCCGGGGACGGAGTACAGGCGGATCATGCGCTCCGCGATCGCGACGGGCATCGGACACGGATGATCCGTACCGCGCGCGCTGGCGACGTCCGTCCACACGCCCGCCTGCGCCCAGTCACCATCGACGCGCTCCTGCCCGCCCTCGTTGTGGTCGGCGCGATAGAACGTCGCGAGCATCTCCCAGTACTCATCGATCCGATCGCTCGCGGGCGCGCTCTGAATCGGGCCGCTCTTCGCCCAGATCCGGCGATGTCGCAGGAGCCAGCCGTGCTCGGCGAGTGCCGCCTGCCACAGCGCATCGAGCAGGATCTTCCGCACGGGGCCGGGGTCGCCGATGAGCGTGTTGGAGGTGTGGCCGGTCTGAATCTGAATCCGACGACGCACGCGCACCGCCCACGTCGCCGCCCACCGGGCGAGAAACGCGCGCACGCCTGCCTCGCCGGGGTGATCGTCGTAGGGCTGGCCGGTCCAGTACGGCGGCGAGGTCACCAGTGTCGCCGCCGGGGCCGCGACCGGCACGAGCAGCTCGACGACGCCCGGATCGAGCGCGTCCCCGCAGAGCAGGCGGTGCGCGCCGAGTTGAAACAGATCGCCGGGTTGAATGTCGGTCGGGCGTTCGGCGGGCACCGCCTCGGGGTCGGTGCGCCCGCCGGTGCGCGTGCCCTCGGTCAGCGCGCGCAGTTCCTCAGGCGAGAACCACGGCCGGAAGTCGAGCCCGTCGGCGACATCCTGCGCGAGTTGCGCGGGGTTCCACTCGGCCAACTCGGCGGTGCGATTGTCGTACAGCGCGAGCGCGCGCTTCTGGTCGGCCGTCAGGCCCGAGCGCCGCACCGCGATCAGCTCGTCGCCCGTCGCTTCGATCACCCGGACGGCGGTCAGGCCCGCGGTCGCCGCCGCCTCGGTGACGCCGTTGCCCGCAAGGATGACGTTGTCCTCATCGATGACGATCGAGCGCGCCGCGCCGACCTGCTTGAGCGCGTCGACGACCATCGCGAGATTGCGCGCCGGGTGCTTGCGCCGGTTCGCCGCGTCTGGGACGAGGTCGGTGATCTGCATCACTCTGCATCACTCTGCATCGCGCGGGTCTTGTCGGCGGTCTGCCCGCTGAAGGCTTCCCACCGATCGATCGCGACTTGGCAGTACGACGGCTCGATCTCCATTGCGCGCACCGGCCGATCGAATTGCGACCCGGCGACGAGCATCGTGCCGCTGCCACAGAACGGCTCGTACACGATGCCGCGCCACGACTTGAGCGGGACCTCGCAGAGCGCGACCGAGAACGGGGCCGGGTGCCCCTCGATGCCGCCGATCTGCCGCTGCACGCGCCACACGCTGTCGGGGATCTTGTGCGTGCCGATCACGACCGGCGACGACGGGTAGACGACGACGCCATCCGACCCGCGCATCGCGCCGCTGCCGAGCTTCCCGGCGCGCTCGCACTCGATCCATTTCTGCGGCTGCACCGCGGTCTTGTTGAAATGGAACACGAACTCGTGCGACGGCGCGCACCGGCCCTGCCAGTGCCCGGGCAAGCCGTGCGTCTGATCCCACACGTACCAGCCGAACCGCCGCCAGCCCTGCGTACTCATCCACGTAATCCACTGGTCCCAGTACGGCACCCACTCGTAATCGCGATGCACCATCCCGAGGTTGACGAGGATCTGCGTCGTGTCGTGCGTCGGCACCTGCGCGAACACGCCGCACATCAGCGCGGTCCAGTCCTGAATCACCGCCGTGTAATCGCGCTGCTGCGCGTAGGGCGGGGAGGTGAACACGAGATCCGCGCGCTCGTCCTGCATGAGCGCCGCCACGTGATCCGCCCGCGTGGCATCCCCACACAGCAGGCGGTGCGGGCCGAGGTGAAACAGATCGCCGACCTGAATGTCGGTCGGGCGCACGGGCGGCACGGCGTCCGGGTCGGTGCGTCCCTGCGTCGTCAGGGTCGCGAGCTGCGCGGCGAGTTCCTCAGGCGAGAACCACGGCGCGAAGTCGAGGCCCGCGGCGCGGTCGGCGGCGAGCTGCTCGGGGTTCCACTCGGCCAACTCGGCGGTGCGATTGTCGTAGAGCGCGAGCGCGCGCTTCTGCGTGTCGGTGAGGCCTGAGCGCCGCACCGCAATGACCTCGGACCCGGTCGCGTCGATGACCCGAACGTCGGTGAACCCCACGCTGACCGCCGCCTCAAGGACGCCGTTCCCCGCGAGCACCGTATTGGCTTCATCGATGACGATCGAGCGCGCCGCGCCGACGTCGCGCAGCGCGGCGGCGATCATCTCGACATTGCGCGGCGGGTGCTTCCGCCGGTTCGCGGGGTCGGCGACCAGATCGCGAATCGGCACCCCCACCTAGACCCCCCTCGCTAATTTCGCGCGCGCATGTTCAAACG